GGTATCTGGACTGCGAAGAAAAGATATATCCTCAACGTCCATGATTCTGAGGGTGTACGTTTCGAAAAACCAAAACTCAAGATGATGGGTATCGAGGCAGTCAAATCTTCAACACCTCAAAGCTGTCGTGATGCGATCAAGAAATCACTCGAACTTATTATGAACACGAATGAAAATATAGTTCAAGAATATATCAATGACTTCCGTTCTGATTTTTCTAAGATGCCTTTCGAAGATGTTGCATTTCCTCGAGGCGTGAATAACTTGAATAAATATATGGGGAAGCAGAAATCATTACCGATACATGTACGAGGTGCATTGGTATTCAACCAAACTCTACTAGACAAAGGTCTAGACAAACAGTATGAACTAATCAAGGAAGGCGAGAAGATCAAGTATTCTTACATGCGTCTTCCGAATCCAGTAAAGTCAAATGTGCTGGCAATACTTTCTAGTCTTCCACCTGAGTTCGGGCTGGACCAATATATAGATTACAATCTCCAGTTCGATAAAGCATTCCTCGAACCGCTGCGTGCTGTTCTGGGAGTTATAGGATGGAACGAAGAAAAAAGTAACAGCATAGAGGATTTCTTTTAATGGCTGATATACCTGAGGAATATCTTTCCTACGACTTTGGTTTTTCTGCGGTCGACGATCCGTATCAAGCAACAGAGCAAACACAAGAGCCTGTAACTGCAACGATGTCGGAAGACGTCGAGCTGAAACTAAACTCAATCGAGGAAAGTATAAAAGCACTCACATCGTTAATGTATAGGTTGGAAGAAAATGAAGATGAGCGAGCGTCGGAAGCAGAGCTTCGAGATAAAGTACGCAAGTTGGAGGCAATCATAATCCCACTTCTCAATAATCTTCTGAAAACTGCAGATAAAGATTACATTCATTGGCCAAATCGTGGACCACTCATTGAGCAGCAAATTCAGAAAGTGTTAGACATTACCCGAGGATAACATGGATAGAATAGTAATCCTGCTGGTCGGCATTGCCATATCAGCAGTGGCAGCTTGGTATTCTATTATCGGGCTGACCACAATATTTGCAGCTTCATTTATACCCATTATCATCATGGGTTCTGTACTTGAGGTTGGTAAGATTGTGACCGCATCATATATGTTCCGAAACTGGAGTAACATACCGATACTGATGCGAGGATATTTTTCGTTTGCTATTTTGATTCTAATGCTCATCACGAGTATGGGAATCTTTGGATATCTTTCGAAAGCACATATCGATCAGACACTTGGGAGTGGTGATAATACTTTACAAGTTCAACTTCTTGACCAACGCATACAACGTGAGCAAAACAAACTCAACGATGCGAATCGTGTTATTGAACAGCTGGATAAATCAGTAGAAGCATTGATCAAGTATGATAGGATTCGTGGTCGTGATGGTGCTATCGCAACTCGTAAAGCACAAACCGAAGAACGCAACCAACTCAATGGCTTGATTGAAGCTACATCAAACGAAATATCAAAACTGCGTGAGAAACGATTAGTCTTACAAAAACAACAGCTCAAGTTTGAAGCAGAAGTCGGACCAATAAAATATATTGCCGACCTAGTCTATGGCGATAAAGCAAAAGAAAAGATAGACGAGGCAGTTCGTGGAGTTATCATACTGCTTGTTGTTGTATTCGATCCACTCGCGATACTTCTGATTGTAGCAGCTGGTGGTATTGATGTGGTTCCTGCGCAACCAAAAATAAAAACGAAAACTCCATTGTTTGCAGGAAGATCTAAGCGTAGAATAAGAAAGGGTACAGAAAGGTTCGAAGGTGATGCTGCTGAAATAGTCAGTGGTGAAGATTGGGAAACGACTGAGAAAGTGAAGATACAAAAAGAAAAATGATTGTTGTTATTGATGATTTTTTCAGCAAGAATGATCATGCTGAAATTGTGAACCAGCATGAGTCTAATCAGTTTCCTGATCGTGATACATATTTCGATCGTGATCATCATACATTTGTTGAGGAGATAATAAAATCTTCTCGGAGATATATTGATTACGATGAACACATTGGTTATGAAATGCATTTCAACAATGGTAAATTGAATCCACATAGAGATAAAGATCAGAAATTATTTTGGGAAACTCAAGAGCAAGTTTTTCCTCTGGTTGGATTGGTGTACTATATAAAAGCACCCTCATTCGGAGGCGAACTTGTATTTCCAGAAGACGGTGCTACAGTTTCACCGAAAGATAGAAGGTTGATTATATTCGAACGACACATGTTACATTATGTAAATGAGTATGAGGGTGAAAGGATTTCCCTTGGAATAAATCCTTGGGACCATGTCCCGACAGCTTATAGGAGATAATATGAGTGATTTTTTTCGTCAGATGATTAAAGACATCGGTGATGTCGATACGCACATCGCCGAGGATGGTCTACATTCTTCTGAGTTTTCAGGAGCGATCGATACAGGTTCATACATTCTAAACGCAGCATTGACTGGCAGTTTGTATGGCGGTGCACCGAACAATAAAATTACTGCATTTGCTGGTGAGTCAGCAACTGGTAAGACCTTTTTTGTTCTTGGCATCATTCGTCAGTTTTTAATTGATAATCCCGATGGTGGTGTTTTCTATTATGATACTGAAGCTGCTGTTACCAAAGATATGATGTCTGAGCGTGGTATTGATACCAGTCGTGTGATTGTATCAGAGCAAACTACAGTTCAAAGTTTTAGAACTCATGTTATGCGTACACTCGATCGGTATCTAGAATCAGATGAGCGACCACCTATTTTGTTTGTGCTTGATTCACTTGGTCAGCTTTCTACCGAAAAAGAAGTTTCAGATATTGCCGACGGTAAAGATACACGGGATATGACTCGTGCTCAGTTGTTGCGTGGTACGTTCCGTGCGCTTTCGTTGAAACTCGCTAAAGCGAAAGCAGCAATGCTCGTCACGAACCATGTCTATGATGCGGTCGGTTCTTATATGCCAATGAAAGAGATGGGCGGTGGTGCTGGTCTGAAGTATGCAGCATCTCAAATTGTATTCTTGTCAAAGAAAAAAGACAAAGATGGTACTGAAGTTGTCGGTAACATTATTCACTGCCGCATGCATAAGAGCCGTTTCACGAAAGAAAACAAAATGGTTGATGTTCGTCTTTCGTATGACACAGGGTTGGATCGTTATTATGGTCTGCTCGAACTTGCTGAAAAATACCAAATCATCAAGAAGGTCAGTACACGTTATGAACTCCCTGATGGTTCAAAACTATTCGGCAAACAAATCATGGCTAATCCCGAAAAGTATTTTACCGAGGATATCATGCATAAGTTGGAAATAGCAGCGGAAACAGAATTCAAATATGGAAAGGTTGGGATCGATGAAGTCGACGACACCGAGGAAAGTCAATTACAAGATACTTGATGAGGACTCTAACAACCTCGCAATTATCGAAATATTGGAAGATCCGTTCAATGGAGTCAAATTCCATTTTGGTGAAGTTGGATCATTTGATACAGACACAGAAGAATTTGGTGTGAAATTTCAGTTTACTATTGATGAAGGAGATGATACATTAGAAAAAGAACCAAAGTTTCAAGAAGTGGTCGCCCATATACTTTACAGCATTGTGACAGGTAATGAGAATTGAAGAAACTATCCTCCGGCATCTAGTTCACAAAGAACATTTTGCCAGAAAAGCACTACCATTCCTTCGGGACGAATATTTTTCAGATTCAAGTGAAAGGTTGATCTATCATAGAATAAATGAGTTTGTACAAAAATATAATGACATCCCCTCTCGTGAGGCACTCGAGATTGATCTCGATCAAATAAAGAATCTATCAGAAGATCAATACACTAAATGTGTTGACATCATACAAAACCTCGGTGAACCTGATCGCGTAGATGAGCAGTGGTTGATCGACGAAACAGAAAGGTTCTGTCAAGATCGCGCAATCTATAACGCTATTATGGACAGCATCGGTATCATCGATGGCAAAGACAAAGATAGAACTAAAGGTAGCATTCCAGAAATACTAACTTCTGCGTTGGCTGTTTCTTTTGATAGCCATATCGGTCACGACTTCCTTGAAGATTATGAAGAACGATTTAACTTCTATCACAGAGTTGAAGAACGCATTCCTTTCGATCTTGAGATGATGAATACTATTACACGTGGTGGTCTGCCTCGTAAATCCCTCAACATTATTCTTGCAGGTACAGGTGTCGGTAAGACGTTGGCTATGTGTCACATGGCTGCAGCTAATCTGACTCTTGGTAAGAATGTGTTGTACATTACTATGGAGATGGCTGAAGAAAAGATTGCCGAACGTATTGATTCGAATCTTTTGAATGTTGCGGTTGATGAACTGACCTCTCTCCCGAAGGACAGCTATGAGAAAAAAGTTGAGAGGATTCGTAACAAAACTGTCGGCAAACTAATCATCAAAGAGTTTCCGACTGCGTCCGCTCACGTTGGTCATCTAAGACATCTACTGAATGAGCTTCAGCTTAAACGATCTTTTGTTCCTGATATCATCTACATCGACTATCTAAACATTTGTTTGTCGTCTAGAATAAAGGCAGGCGCGAATGTTAACAGCTACACGTATGTCAAATCAATCGCCGAAGAATTGCGTGGCTTGGCTGTTGAGAAAAACTTGCCAATCATTTCAGCAACTCAAACGACTCGTACAGGTTACAGTAACTCTGATCCTGGTCTTGAAGATACTTCAGAATCGTTTGGTCTTCCTGCAACTGCCGACTTCATGATTGCGCTGGTTTCTTCTGATCAACTTCAAGATCTCAATCAGATTATGATCAAGCAGTTGAAAAATCGTTACAACGATCCGACAATAAATAGGAGGTTCGTGGTTGGTGTTGACCGAGCTAAAATGAGATTCTATGATCTTGAAGATTCGGCTCAGCTATCACCTGCTGAAGATAAACCGTTGATGGATACAACATCATTTGGTCAACGAGCAGAAGAAGATGATAATATGAAGTGGATGACAAAGGTTGCGGGAAGAAAGGATTTCAGCAAGTTAAGAGTATGACATTAGCAGAAGCACTGAAAGATTTATTGGGTATGGATTTAAACAAACGTGAATCTTGGCTCAGTAAATGCAAACATGAGGCGACCTCGGGATATAACGATGGTTGGACTCAAGAGTTCTATCAAACATATTTGAATGCAGCTAAACACTTGGAGGGTGTAAAGTAACTATGGGTAAGACGTATCGCCACACGAAAAACGTGTGGGAAGATGGAGAAAGTCGTGACAATCGCAGTAAGAAAAAAGCAAAGAAAAAATTCAAGTTGGATCAGCGACGTAAGGTTGACAAACACCAGGTTCTTGACTCGCTCGCAGGTTCCCCGGATAACAGTCAGAGGCGGCACTTCTAGGAATAGAATAGCTGTTACTCGGGCTGCAGTTTGGATGATCTTTGACCAGCTCGGAAATCGAGTTGCGCCGCAAATTATATTGGATATAGAATTAATCAAAAATCTTATCCAAGATGAACGTGTATTTGGTGACTGTTTTGCCGCAGATAGTATGCGTCTGATTCGACCCAGATACTTTCAAATCAGATTAGATTCAGGTTTGGGGGTGAGAGTTCTACTCGAAACATTAGCACACGAAATAATCCATCTCAGGCAGTACGCTAAAGACCAGCTGTATGAATACCGGAACGGAGACAATAGATACGCTGGGAAGCGATACAAAAAAGATTGCGATGATCCCCCTTGGGAAGATGAAGCATCTAAATTAGAAAGGCACCTTTATCAGAAGTATTCCTCTCAATTATAAATAGGAGTTAGAGGAGTATGATAGATGGCAACTTTTTCTCAGAGAAAAACTGGAACGACCATGACGTCATGGGAGTACTATGTTCAGGACAAAGAAGATTGGGGAAGGTATAAGGATACCCTCAAAGTAGAATTTACAACAAAAAATCCACCAATCTTATTTAAAGATACAAGAGGATCATCTACAATAGGAAGTCCTCTCAATAACGGCACATCTCTAATTCTTCTTTCAAACAAATCTTTCATAATAGAAAAAAAGATACACGCACATGTTCAGGTTGGACAGAACAGGGGTTATCTTGCAATATCTGCTATTGGTAAACCAGCAAGAGATACAACACGCGACGAAAACATAGCATTAGAACAATTAGACTCCGCAATAAAGAAAAGAAACATGAATGGAAAAGGTCCAGGAATATGCATTATTGTTAAAGGCAAAGGAAGTCAGAAACAAATTTTCAAAAACTGTACTGGTGCAGTAACTATTTCTGGAACGCCAAAGGCAGACTTCGCTATAATCAACAAAGATAGGAAACGAATTTGTTTTATATCCCATAAGAAAGAAGGCGGAGCAAAAGCATATCAGCAATATGTAAGTGTGACAGGTGGTAAAACGGATGGCATAAATGATCATCCTACATTGAAGAAATATTTGAAAGATGTTGCTGCTAGAATTAATACAATTACAGAAGAGCGTGTTAGATATAAAAGATATATTCCCTTCGATCAACAAGGCAAAATTCTTATGTTGAAATCTATATATGGTCCAGATTATGGTAAACAATTTGGTGTGGATCATGTTAACTTTATTGGTCAAGGAACACCAAGTTTAAAAGAAGCTGATACTATAGATAGACCAAAAGATTGCGGGACAGTATTTGAATTGACATTCAGTGACGATGTGTCCATTTCTGGTGACTTGAGTCATTTTCAAGCAACAGGATACAAACCAATTATTTTGGCTAGATATACTTCAGAAAGAAAGTTTTATGTTGATGGCACCATGTATACAGGTGCTAGAATTTTGATAGCACCAGATGCCCTTGCGTCTGGAACTGTTGTAGAATTAAAATCATAAACTCCCTTTGGTATGGGTCATAGATAAGGTATAATAAGTCAATGCTTAAACTTCAAAGTTATCTCGCCGAACAAAAAAATACTCATATGGAGCACCTCGAAGATTTGGTGCTGAACAAAGGTATTGTCGGTGCACGTGAGATATTTGCGTTCCTGACCTCACTCGGCGAAATGCTCGGTGGCAATAGCAAAAGCAGTATATCAGCGACAGTAAAGTGGGATGGCGCACCTGCTATCTTTATGGGGATCGATCCTGCTGACAAAAAGTTCTTCGTTGCGAAGAAAGGTTTGTTCAACAAAACTCCTAAAATGTACAAGACAGATGCAGACATTGATGCAGATCTGTCTGGCTCTCTTAATGCAAAGTTTAAAATTGCGCTCGCCGAGTTTGCGAAACTCGGTTTGAAGAGTGGTGTTGTTCAGGGTGATCTGATGTTCACCAGCAGCGATATTTCT